CGCTGAGAAGTCCAGCGCTAAATTTCACACACTCGTCTTCGTAGATCACTAGAACTAAATCGATGGTCTCTACGGTTGAAGTGCAAGTCTATATCACGTTTACGACATATGTCCTTACCAGTGAAATCTTGATCCCTATACTCGTCACCAAGTATTCTGACATCAATACTGTACATATTAAGAATGTCCTCTAGATCTTCTTCACCCCCATATGGAATAATCTCATCAACGTAACCAACTGCCTTGAGTTGTGCGTACCGTTCGACTACCGTCTGGATAGGTTTGTTTTTGCCTTTACGGCCAGAAGGATCCACTTGCAACCCACAGATAAGGTAGTCACAGTGATCTTTTGCTTCTCTCAACATCGACACATGACCAGCATGTAATAAATCAAATGCGGAACATGTAAATCCAATCTTTTTCATAATTATCTCATTAATCGCTTGACAGAAGTTGCGGGCATCTGTATAATAGAAGCACTTCTTCTGCCAGTCAGTATATGTAAAATTCAGTGAACTGTTTTCTCTGGATCTGGAAACTGTAATACATTACTATTATTAGAGTCTCTACCCATACTATTCAGTACTCTATCGTAAATGTCCTCTGAAGTCATACCTTCTTCTTCATCAGCCATCATCCTATTTTTTTCGACTGCACTGATTGAGTATAGGTACTGTTTCATCATTGTAGGACTTGGGTAAGTAACGGATACCACATGTATTGATTTCAAGATAACATAAACTTCCGGATCATCTTGATACGTCATGTAGGTTCGAAACGAATGGTACCGTGTACCCTCTTCGTCAATATCCGTTTGAAGCTTCAACGCACGTCTTATCACTAGATCATATTCATCTTCCTCGATGATCTCACACAAGACTTCTTCTCCTGTAGACAACTTAATATGTTTAATGTCATACGGATTCAATTCACTCATCACTTTTCCCTTTCAAGTTTATAGGATAAATCTTATGTCTAAACTTCTCTTTATTATATATCTTTATTCTTTCTGCACTGTGGCGCAACGTGAAATTCTTATACGTTGTTGTGTGTAGGTCATCAGCAATGTCAAACAACTTGGTCGTTGCATTGTTGTCAGACTTTCTCAGTCCTCGTCCGATCGATTGGAGAACTTTGACTTGAGACTTTGAAGGACTTGCAAACACAATATTGTGTAGGTTGCGAATATTAATCCCAGTGCTAAAAGTCCCCATACTAGCGATAATAATTCCATCATCTTGACTCTCCACGATGCCTCTAATTTGTTCCCGATCGGCGGCATCGACCTCACCAGAAACGTAAAATACCTTACGGTCTTCTTTTGCTTTGTTGCGTACCGCCTCGAATAAGACCTTACCGTGTTTCTCGACAAACTGGAATAACACCAGAGTATTCCCTTTTTGGGATAATGCGAGATTTGTTACAAAGCGAACTCTGTCTTCATTAGTTACTATATAGTCGATCTCTTCCTGATAGGTTTTGCCTTCCATCATTGCACAGATGTCGTTATGGTACCGCAGTAACAGGACTGATATATCCAGATCCGCCAAGGTTTGACTTTCCATTAGTTTTACGGTGGTAGTCACCGTGAATACGGGGCCGAATAAACCTTCCAGTACTAATTTGTTTGTCTCAGTACCATCTAGTGTACCAGTCGTACCCCATCTATATTCAGCATTGACACACTTGTCCATCATCGTAGATAGAGACTTTGCCTTAAATAGATGTACCTCATCCCCAAACACAGAGTCGAACTGCGTAAACCACTCTGGGGGGAATCTGTAGATAGATTGCCATGTAGATACGATGATTCTCTTATCTGTTACCTTCTCCTTACCGGAGTAGATACGATGTACATTATTCTGTACATCATAACCATAGTCTTCAAAGTCTTTGTACATCTGTTCCACTAGACTTGTAGTGGGAACAATAATGAGTGTCTTACCTTCGGTTCGTTCTTGAACCCATCGCATCAGATTATAGATGATGAATGACTTACCTGATCCTGTCGGAGATAACAGTAACGCTCTCTTCTCTTCTATACCGTGGACGATTGCGTCATACTGATAACCCCGTGGTTCGAATGGTGGTTCGTAGTCTTTGAGTTCTTTCATCAAAGATGGGTGGTCAACCTTGTTCTTAATCTCTGGATGACCAAACTCATCACTGTCCATCAACTGTAACGGGTAGTACCTATCTGCACAGAATTTCTTCAGATGTTTGTACAGTCCAACAGGCAACGTCTTAGTCACCATGTTGAATAGTTTAATCTTCCCGTCCCACCGTCTTGCCTTAAACGCTGGCATAAACTTGTGGCCAGGCACAAAGAACGAGAAGTAATCTCGTAACTCTTGCGCTTGATGTGCATTACACTGCACCATTAATAGTGAGTGACTCTGCAATCCTATGGTAATGTTGTTATCCATTGAGGGACTTATTCAACTCCGTGTATCCACCAATGTGGTTCCACTCTTCACCCTCTACGGTAAAGATCTGAGGAACAGTGCGGAATACTTGACCAGCCACCGACATCAACCGTTCCTGTTCGGACAATGCGATTTGCGTCAGATCACGGTAATCGTACTCTAGTCCTTTACGTTCCAGTAGATCCTTCGCTTGTCTGCAATATCCACAGACGGGTGTTCCTACTACTATATACTTCATCTTATGCTCCTGCCTCGAATTGTTTCCATCTGATCATATTTCCGATCGTCTGATGTCTCCAGTTAAGGTTATTTACTATTTCATTAAGTGTCTCAATTACAGTCTTTAGGTACGCAATCTTTTCTTCACTACGTTGAATTTCCGGATCGGAGTCGTAGTAATGTTCCATTTCGCCCTTCAGTATCTTCAAACCGTTGAACGGGTCTGGTTCCCACCCTTTATGTTTGAGGGTGTTCTCGTCCATCTTGCCATTGTAGTACAACCACTTATCTTTCAACAGAATCTTCTGTACGTGATCGGCACGTTTTAAGGACAACTTGGCTGTGGACAGGTATTGTAAATATTTTGCGTGTAACATCGGAGTGTTACGGGACGTTTCGTCCAGTTGATGTGTAGGGATTTGACAGTCTGTCTTCCACTCACTCAATATCAATTCTAAATCTAACTTCATAATTTATTCCTCATTCTTTATATAGTCTATCATATCTAACCAATAGTCTTGATCATACCCTAATGTAAAACTCAATGTAATTCTATAACAGTCAGTGTACGCACAATGGTATATGACTGGTCTTTCTTCTTCGTAACTTGCAAAGTATCCTACCTTACACGACCAACCTTTCTTGTCATGCATAGTATTTATCTTTCCGTTATCTACCCATTTGAACCAACCATCTCCGGTCTCACTCCATGTAAATATGACATTGAACGATGACGCATTTGCGTTATTGTGCCAGTCTATAAATCCTTTAGGTGGATACAACTGAGACAATGCGGAAGAATGTAGACCCAATTCTGTCTTGAGTCGATCGTTGATTTCATTGAAGTCTTTCTCGTACAACGCCTTCGCTTCAGCATCCGGTTGATTATAGTGTTGAGGTTTTATTGGATGCGAGTACGCAGCTGCGGGCAGACCGTCATGGTCTGATCCCTTCTTCATTAATTCGTCTAGGTATTGTTCGGATGTGAAGTGATCGCCTTTGTCAATATGACTTGTCATGCAATCACTTGTTTTTGTAACATCATATTTCTCACGATACAAATAACGAAATCTTTCTAATATATCAAGAACACGATGGTTCTTCACTTCAATAAATTTCATACTACCTCAGTTCAAATGACGAAAATCTAAACTCCACGTTGAAGGTTAAGAATTGTACAGTCGATGTATTCGCCTGCAACTGTATAGAACTAATGTTTGTTGGTATACAGTCTTTATATAGGATCTGCGTATTGGAGTTGTTATGACTCGTTAAGATACTTACCACGATATCCTGATACGGATTAAATTGGGCATCAGTGTTAGATGTCTGAGGGGAGTTGATCGTTCCCTCTAACCAAGACTGCATCTCTTTATATGATGTCATGTTCTCGTCCAGTATAATATCCAAGGCAAGACTACCGTATGTGATCTTGTCACCCGCTAATGGAATAGACGTTATGCGTGGCGTACCAAGTTCTAACGGAGAAACGGTAGAGCCCGGATGCGTCACACCCTGTGCAAAGTACTCAAGGTTCGGGTAATTTTGCCTACTAATTATAACACGAAACCCAGTAGGTTGCAAGTAGTTTTTGTTTGTTGTTAGTTCTGCCATTAATGTTCTCCTGTATCCTTCTATTTATACGATAACTAACTCAAAGATCGTTTAAATATCGCTTGACTTAATTTGCTACATACTGTATAATGTGTAACAGATGATGAGGAAAGTAAATGATTTTAGAACATAAAGATGCGTTATACGCAGCAAATGCTTTTGATGAGTTCTTTGGAAACATAGAACGCATCGATGAATACATGAGACAGATCAAGATGGAACGTATGGAATCCTTTCCGTACTCTCTGCCTGGCATGGGGCCAGAAGAAGATCTGTTCAGCAACTTCGATATCCATCCGTCCGAGATGGAGTTTGTAATACAAGAATCGCCCGCACAACAGTTCATGTCCTACATGGAGATTGTCACGTCCGCACCTGTGGAAGCATCAATTCCTGGCAAGGGACTGAAGTGGGTTATCAAGGAAAAGAATACTAACAGTGTTGTTGGTATGATTCGTTTCGGTTCTCCTACTATTAATAGTAGACCACGGAACGAATGGTTAGGACGACCACTAGACAGTATGAATCCAGACGTAATGAAACGGTTCAATGACTCCGCAATCATGGGGTTCAACATTGTACCGACTCAACCGTTTGGTTACAACTATCTTGGTGGTAAGTTACTGGCCGCAATTTGTTGTTCCCACCACACACGTGAGGCATTGAACAAGAAGTACAATTCAAACTTCTGCATGTTCGAGACTACTTCGTTATATGGGTCAACAAAGTCTGCATCGCAGTATGATGGTATGAAACCATTTCTGCGGTTCAATGGTTTGACAGACTCAAACTTCTTACCACTAATCAATGACGACACCTACCGCAGACTAAGTGCATGGTTCATTGAAAAGAATGGTGGTGAACCCTTGGTTCCTGTGGACGCCTCATCTCGTAAACTAAAAACACAGACCAAGATGGCATCTATTATCAAAGCCTCTCTCAAGGTACATGATGAGAATGCCTATAAGAAGTTCTGTCAAACTTATTCGGATGCAAAGGGACTGACGGAACGTAAACGTTCTTTCGTGTCTACCTATGGGTATGACAATGTCCCTGCGTATTTGAATCTAGAAACAGATACATTGATCAAGAAAGAGAACTTTGACAGATTCTCTCTTGAGGGTGTTACCGCATGGTGGAGAAAGAATGCCGTCAAGCGTTATGACAAACTCAAGGGTGATGGTCGTTTGCGTAGACAAGTAGAGACTTGGAACGTCAATGCAGACGATATCGATATTATAAGATAATATTCTTATATATACTATTGTGTTTTAGGATTCTCAATGAGTCTTCTACTTCACTTAATTTAATCCAATAGGAGAAATACCATGGCTATTATAACATTAGCTGATTATATCAACACAAATCTAGACAATATCGCGTTACCCGACTACACTGAACTTGGTGTAGAATCCGTACAAAACATTGTACTATCTTTTGACCAGATTCATATTGATGATATCACTGGCAATGTAGGTAAGGTAGACACCCACACTGGAGCTGAGATCGAACAACTTAGGTTGTCTTTCGCTGACGGTGTCGATTCCCAAGAGTTTCCACCCGCAGTTTATTATCGTGGTGCGGCCTTCAATAAACCATACGTCCTTGTATATGGTTACGGTAGATCCGAAGCGATTCGTGCTTTGGGACAAACAGAGTGGATCTTTACTTTGTTCTCTGGTACACCAGAACAGATGGAAGACGTACAGGCACAAGAGAACGAGGGATATCCCAAGCGACTAAACAAAGAAGTCGATATGCGTAAACACCTGAGTCGCAAAGTTGCAAATGGTCGCATCAAGAATACAGAGAAGGCGATTACCGCAGAGTTCATTAGAATCTACGGTAAGACACGAGATAAGACCTGTCGTAACCGTGTAGTGAAAATGGTTATGGAAGAGGCAGATACGCCACAACCGTATATCCTATATACCTCTGTCCCTAAAGTACAGGATTGGGTATCTAACCACTCTGCGGTAGAACATGTTATCGGTGGTGAGTTTAGTGAGGAAACCAACGCATACGGTGTATGTATCGGTGAAGGTTATCAGTATCGTGTTATCATGCAGGCTGTTAATCGTTACATGGAGACGGGTAAGTTTACCAACCTTATTGGTCATGTAGGCGCACCGACTTCAAAGGCGACACTAGAGATCAAACGAAAGAGATTTGTTGATCAGTTAAGCACGCACAGACAGGCATTGGAGTATTGTGGGTTGACTACATTCCCCGTGAGACTTCTTGGTTTCTTACCACAAGAACAGGGTAAAGAAAGTTTAAAACAATTAGTAAAATATTCCTTGCCAAACAACTAGAGTTTGTGTTATAATATACACATATTATGCGGAGTTAGTATAATGATTACGTTAGGTGTCCAACCTAAAGATGGAGGTTCAAGTCCTCTGCTCCGCTCCAATCTCTCTACCCCTCTTCGGAGGGGTTTTCTTTAAGTGCCGTCCTTGGCCGGTATAACATTACTCTTGTGCGTTTTCAGCGCACCACTCTCCTTACTTATTCCCCTTCGGGTGCTGTAGCAGCAGTTCCAGTCTTTTCTGCAACATCTTTAATAAGATTTGATGTCACATCCAATACACCAGCGGTTACACCAAAGACATCTGAACCGACACCTTTGATAATACCACCAGTACCGTCAATGGTTGCATCAACGGTGGAACAAGCAGACAAAACTAATGCGAATGCAATTGCAATGATACGCATAACTATCTCCTGTTTTTAGATTACTGGGTAACCAGACACAACGGTAATACCGTCTCATACTTCGACATTCAGTTCGTGAACAGAGTTATTTATAC